AAAGCTATGACAAAATTACGAAGACGGCTGGTAGCAATTCGGTTGAAGCTCCTTGGATCAATATACTCGCAGGAACTACGCCTCACTGGATCGCCGACAACATGCCTCAGTCGATGGTCGGTGGCGGCCTTTCCTCGCGCTGTATTTTTGTCTTTGGTGAACGCAAGGAACGCTTCATCGCCTACATCGACGAGCACATCGCCGCCGAAGACTCCAAAAAACGAGACCTCTTAATTGCCGACCTTGAGAAAATCTCCTGCCTCGCCGGCCCCTTCACCATCGAACCTGCCGCCCGTGAGTGGGGTCGCTCGTGGTATGAAGCGTTCTGGAAAGCCGCCGACATTCGCGCGAACGACATCACCCTAGAAGGGTATGCGGTCCGGAAGCAGACACATCTGCACAAAGTCGCGATGGTCCTCTCCGCTTCGCGGGGCGACAGCCGGGTCATCACCCTCGAGGACCTCCAACTCGCCGACCGCATGTTAATCGACATCGAAGCCGATATGCACCAGGTGTTCAATCAAATCGGCAAGACGGACATGTCTGTTCATGCTGAAGAGTTCATCAGCTACGTTCGGAAAAAGGGAGTTGTTCCTTACGCCGAAGCGTACCGAATGATCCACACTCACTTCCCTGACTTTCGTGATTTTGAGGGCATCCTCTCCGGGGCGATACAAAGCAAACAACTGGAACCTATGTTTTTGGTATGGAGAAAACCAGCTTGATTAACAGGATATTGTTTGAACCCCGTAAATATTCCGAAATGCTTTCTGATCTGGAAGAATTTACTGGGAAAGGTTCTACCACTTGCAAAAAACTTTTAAAGGATTGGTTGCTGGATGGATCAATAATTAAGTCAGGGGATATGTACAAACAAAAATAGGATCAGTTTCCTGATCCTACCTTGACAAATGATCTTCCAAACGAAAAACCACTTTCCCTTACCACGAAAATAGAAAATATCTAACAAATGAAACTTTTTACAGTCATTATTTTTTTTAAACCTGAAACGGGAATATCACCCAGGAAGTACAGGAATATTAACAACGTGCCAAATCTGCTCAAATTTGCGTTAAAAAGTGGTGGATGGTATGTGAACCTGTATGACAAGAGAACAAAGGAATTTAAGGGCAGAGAATACCTCACAGAGGCATCCTAACAAATACCAAGACTGCATACAAATCAAAAAGGGGCAATTTGCCCCTTTTTTAGTTGCTAAAGGTGAGGGAAAGTGAATTAGATGCTTTTTGGTCAGTTTAGGTCAGTTTTACTGATGGTCAAAATGGTTCAGGAAACCTGGGTAGGACACCCGCCCCCCTTACAGGGGGGCGGGTGTACCTATAAACTGACCTGGTTTCTGACCTAAATTGTCCTAAATTTATTTTTTTGAATAATTTTCAGTAATTTTGGGTTATTATTTGAAAATTTTGAAAATGAGAAATTGGATTTTAATTGGTTTAGCTGGTCTGACAGGATGGTATTTGCTGGGCAAAAGTCAGTTAGCAAATAGAACAAAATTGATCTTTAAAAAACTTGGTTTTGCCAATAAAAAATTCCAGCTTGTTTTTGGTGTTCAGAATCCAACTGGACAAACTGCAAAAGTTTCTGCCATCACTGGTGAAGTTTACCTGGGTGACAAATTGATAGCTGATTTTTCAAGTTTTGGTGAACAAAAAATTGCTGCCAGGTCTGAATCTGAATTAAAAATACAGGCATCCCCTACTATTGGAATATTGCAACTGATCACATCAAAGGGATGGTTGAAAAAAGGTCTGCAATACACTGTAAAAGGAACTGGAAATTTTGACGGAATTGTAGTTCCGTTTGATTATAAAGCAAGTTTGATCTAATGCAGAAAAATTTACTTTTGGGTAGATTAAAGCCGTTTGGTGGAAATTCCAAAATGTTGGTCAGGGATCAGCAAGTTCCTGATATTATTTCTGCAATGCTTTCTGCACATAAAATGTATGCCAGTGAATATGATAAAATTAGTCAAGATTTTTATTCAGGTGATGGTGTACAAACTGCAAAGAAGTTGTTTGAATTTCTCAAAAAGAATGTCAGGTACAAAATAGAATCTGACAAGGCACAAAGGATAATGTCACCAGGTGCAATTTTATCCCTGGGCAAAAATGACTGTAAAAATTATGCTTTGTTTATTATGGGAGTGCTGGACAGTCTGAAAAGAAAAGGACTGATCAACAACAAAATATATTACAGATTTGCCAGTTACAGATTGCTGGATGAAATCCCGCATCACGTTTTTGCAGTCATCCAGGATCAGCAAGGAAATGAATTTTTTATTGATCCTGTACTGTCAAAATTTAATGAAAGGAAAACATATTATCACAAAATAGATAAAGAACCGACTATGCCACTATATTCAGTTTCAGGAATAGGAGCAAAAAAGAAAGCTGCAAAAAAAGCAGCTGCACCAGTTGCACAAACTGCAACTGCTGCAAAACCTAAAGAAAAAAAGAAAATAGTTTTGAAGATAGCATTGGCACCAGCCAGGGGATCTTTTCTTCTGTTGGTAGGTTTGAACTTTATGGGATTGGCTACAAAGTTGAAAAATGCTTTTGCAAATAGAGCAGATGAAACCCAAAACTGGTGGAAGAACCTGGGTGGAAATCCCAATGAACTTTTGAGAAAAGTTGAACAGGGAGCAAAAAAGAAAAAATTGTTGGGTGCTGATGTTGAATTTTCTTCTGAAGGTCAGATTGGTGTGGTTGCCACTGGGACTGCTGCTGCTGCTGCTACTGCTGCTCCCATCCTGATTAAATTGGCTGAATTTTTGTCAAAGCTGGGAATTGATGTTAAGGAAGTAAGCGAAGTTGGTAAAAGGGTTTTGGCAAAGCAAGTGAAAAATGTTGTAGAAAAGAAGCTGGAAGCTGATGCACAGGTGGAACAGGCTTCACAGGATGAAATTGACCGTATTGTAAACCAAACAGACAATTTTAATGCTGATGGATCTAAAAAAATGAACTATCTGCCAATCGTAATTGGTGGTGCCGTTATCATTTACCTAATCAGTCGCAAAAAGTAATCACTTTCCCTCACCTTTAACAATGTATTCAAATTATCCAGCACAGGCTTCCAAAAACGCAACTGAAGGATATATTTTGAATCTGATGAAAGGAAGTTGCAAAAATGCAACAGGAGTGAAAACGGGAATTAAGTTGATGAATAGATCAGTTCTGGATGAAAAATTTGTAAGAAAGATCTATTCTTATTTAAAAAGGGCTAAAGTTTATGTTGGGGATCAGGATAAGTGTGGGTATATTAGTTTTCAATTATGGGGTGGTATTGAAATGCTCACCTGGTGTGAAAAAACATTAAAAAAATAGTTATGACTGCAAAACAAAAAGCAGCAAGGGAAAAGTTCAAAAAGGTGGTTGCGGAAGCTGCAAAACTTCGCAAAAAGAACCCATCACTGACACAGGCACAAGCCGTTAAACAGGCTTTTGCTATCAGCTATTCAAAAGGTGATGAAGTAAAAAAAGTTGGTGCAGTTAAAAAGAAAGCAGCACCTAAAAAGAAAGCTGCACCTAAAAAAGTTGCATCAAAAAGAATTACTGATATACATAAAGACAGTAAAAGTCACAATGTGAATATCAGAGTTGTAAGTGGTGTTGGTAATATTGTAAATAAAACAATGAAAGAAATTTCAGATACTAAAAATATTATTTTAGAACAATCTGAACTTTTGGAAAGATTACAAGCAGCATATAAAAAATCCAAAAGTAAAATCAATAAGGAAATGATTATGATGGATATAAAAAAATTAAAAAATAATTTTATTCCACATAATAAAAGATATTTAAAATCATTACAATCATCTCTTAAAAAGAGTTTACAAGATTCTTGGCATTGTCAAAAACAAGCCTTTGTCCGTGTTGTGTTGCCATTGTTGTTATTTTTTACAAATTTAATTAATAAGAATATACTTCATCCATTCCAGCGATAACAGAAAGGTTATCTTCAGAATATCCAGCGATTACAGGAAGATCATCACCAGCCATAACA